TTTTTCATCAATTTCAAGAGTAACTGTATCACTATTTTCAAATTTTACATTAGCTTCTCTTAATACTGCTTTAAATACTGCTTCTACTATATCTCCAATCATCATGTTCATTATGAAAGTGGTAGGTTTAGGTAACGCAGTCTCAGGTTTATTCTTTTCAAACCAAAGCTGACATGAGGGTCTGCCTATATTAGACATACGTAACCTAAACTTGTCATCCCTTTTAGTGTTGAACTGACGATTCAAAGCATCTTTAATATCATTAGCCACTTGTTCAATATTTTCTTGACTCATAGCTGAAGCACCACTTGTGGCATTCTCAAGATACTGATGAATCATCATTTCAGCAGGATGGTTCACTATACCACCTCTTCATCTACATTAACATCAATGAAATCATCAACGACATCTTTATCCTCTTTACTTACAGGTGCTTTAGCTTTCATTTCCCATTCATTAAATATATAACTGTTATAATTATCTATCCATGCCATGAAGTTTATGAAAGTATTTTGGTCTTCATCTGTCACTTTAACAGATTTCTGTAAGTCAAGTGAATAGTTAGGTAAATAAAAAGATGAACCACTAGGTATCTTCCTTTCTTCACTAGTCAGCGTAATGTAGTGTTGAACAGGAAGTCTCTTAGTTTGATTAAACTTATTAAAAGGTTCTCCCATTGTCTTAAATGCATCACGATTGTCAATCTCCCATATGAAAGGAGTGTTAGGTTCTAGTGTAACTTTGTTGCCTTTCTCATCTTTAGCATCAGGCATATCAATAGTACCTAAGATTACTCTTACTCTTTTAATCTGCTTGATTACTTCCTGTGTAGCCACAGGTAATGCCTTAAAGTCTTTGATGTATCCTGATGGCTTACCACAGTTGAAGCTACCCTGATTATCCTTTAAGTCATTATTTAGATTATCTGCCATAAGTGTCTTGTGATAAATACCCATAGGTTCACCCTTCTTAGCAGACATATTCTTAACAAACCTTTTATACATAAACCTCTGCACAAAGGGTCTAATTTCAGCAGTTGGTGAGTATATGACAGGTAAGTCAGGTCTTTCTAGCTTGAATGAACCTGCTTTCACAACGACTGTCTCTACAGTTTCATCACCAATCTTCTTCATACCCATAATATTATTATGGTGTAGTCTCATTCTTGGGAGTGGGTTCGCTTTACTTGTATCAGATGAACCTGTTTCTCCTGCAATACCCATAGCTTTTGCCATCTCTGCATAGTTATTGGTATCTATTGTAGTTATATCATTTACCATTTTATTCCTTTCTATTAAAGTTTGTAAGTTATATCACATAACATCTTTAGTGTCAAGCCAATTATTACCTATTTTTGCTTCTAGTAATAATGGAACATTGAACTCTAATGCAAATGCACTATTAATTAGTGCTATCATATTGTCATTTACAATTTTTATAATATCAATTACCTGTTGCACTTCGTTTGGATGTATATCAATAACGATTGAATCATGTACACTATTAACTATACAAGACTGAAGTTTATCTAATTGTTGTTCTATGTTGACTAATATAAGAGGTACTATATCAGCAGTAGCAAATGACTGAACAGGATAGTTCTTTATTTGTGTAAAGTGAGATACCTTACCATACATATTTCTTCTAACATCAGGGAATGCAAACTGCCTACCTGATGGTGTAGTTATCTTACTAGTACTTATAGCCTCTTTAGCCAATTTGGAGTGCCATAATGCGATTCCTTTGTACTTTTCTGTGAAGTGTTTGTAATATGTAGCTTGAGCATTCGTTCTCCCAAATCCTGTTGCTCCGTAGAGTGGTGCAAAGGTATGAGCTTTCGCTTCTTGACGAGATGTTTTCTCACCTGCATTACTAATAACACTAGCAGTATAACTATGAACATCAAATCCATCTTCTATCTCCTTCATTGCAGTTTGGTCTTGTGACAAGAATGCAGACACTCTGAACTCTAGCTGTGCAAAGTCAGCTTCAAGTATTTGTCCACCTTCCCAACGTGATATGAATACTTTCTTGACAGGAAACGTACCACCTCTAGGCATGTTCTGCATGTTAGGGTCAGCACCACTAAATCTACCTGTAGCAGTTCTGTGTTGTAGCAGTCTTACATGTAACTTACCATCAGATTTAGTGTAAGTATTTATGCCCTCAACAAAAGATGATAAATAAGTATCTAATGCTGATAGCCTTTGTAAGTCAGTTAGAAATGTTAACGCTTCTTGTAAGTTATTTTTTCTAGCAATGTCTTGCAATATAGCTAAATTAGTTTTGTTGACTGTGAATCCATTAGCACTAACCCATTTAGCAGTAGGTGCAGTAAACTTTAATCCTGCTACCAATTTACTAGGAACAAATATGTAGCCAACAGAATCACAGTTATCACATTTGGTAGGTCTAGCATAAGGTGTTCCATCTTTCTTAACCTTTCTGTAATAACCTGTGCCTTGACAATCAGCACATTGTTGTGCTTCTGTCTTGTACACAATATCTGATTTATCTTTTACATTCTTTTTATAATCTGTTACATCCATGTAAGGTGTAAACGTATTTGCCCATTCAAGTTTATCTTTGGGCTTTCTACTGTATATAACCCAAGACATCTGTTCAGGACTATTAAGGTTGATACGTGTATCCCCCATTAATTTCTTTACCTGTGTATTAAGCCTGTTCTCTATATCTAACTTTTCTTTTTCAAACTCTTCTCTAACTTCATTTAACTTATTCATATCAACAGTAAAACCATTCTTATATATTCTAGCTAATGTAACTGATACACGATTAGTAAGAGACACTGTGTTCATAAGACCACCATACTCTTCTGTATTTAGTTTCTTGTATAACGTATCAGCTAGTTCTTGTGTAGCTTTTAAATCAGCAGATAAATAGTCAGACAACTCCTGCTTAGGTATTTCATCAATAGGTGTTTTGTTCTTGAAGTATTCTTTCATAGTGTCTTGTTTCTTAGTCTCTAGGTCATACCTGTTAGCACATGCTTCAAGAGATAATGGTTGTTTATTACCTCTCTGTAGCACATACTCAACAAGCATAGTATCAAAGACAGGACCATCATAATTCAGACCACATTCCCATAACCATAACAAATCATGTACAATATTATGACCTATAAGTATTGTAGCTTGGTCTAGTAATTCTTGAACACCATCAAAGTTATCTCTGAATAGATACTCCTCTCCTTTATCTGTGAGACACCCAACCATGACTAATCTATTATCAGGTTCAAATGGGTCAAGATGTAGCTTACCATCTCTATGTGTAACTGTATTCTCTACATCAAGTGTCAGTTTCATTTAATTTCTCCTTATGCTTAGTGAGATATATAACAGCATTTTTAAGTTTTGTCAAGCAGTCTGAAAATCCACCCAATCCTGTGTTGCAATGATGACACACCCATCCTCTAAAAGTATTAGTCTTATGGCAATGGTCTAGCACCCAACTTTTCATTCTTAGTTGTCCATACTTAGACATTTCCTCTATACTTCTTTCACATATAGGACATACGTAATTGGCATCAGGGTAAATATTTTCTCGTCTTAGCTTTTTTAGAATACTCTTATGACCACTCTTACAGGACTTACAAGTTCTTTTTATTTCCCCTGATTGCATTACACTAAAATGTTCTACAGGTTGTTCAATATCACACTTAATGCACATGACATACGTTTGTTCTTTATCTTGTCTTTTTCTTATTTCGTTTCCAAATAAATCAGTATCCATCACTGATACCTAGCAGTGACATAATCCAATTCACAATGTTCAACACCATGCCATCCTGATAATTTATTCTTTACAATATTTAAATGTCTAGCAGGACTTTCTTCTTCTCCTTTATCAGGATTCTTAACTGTATCTTTAGCTATAAGAATCATTAAATCAGCTTCTGCAGCCTTACCTGTTCTACTACCTTCCATCATAGCCTGATTGAGATAAACCTTACCTTCAGCTTCAGCAGATAACTGCGACATATAAAAGATTGCACACTCATGTTGTTTAGCTATCTGTCTAGCATGAATGGCATTAGCTTTAAGTGCTTCATCTGTCCTTGCAAAACCACCTGTCCTAGCAAATTTATCTCCCATGTCTAGTACAACTATGTCAGGCTTGTATGCTTTACATATGCTCTCAACCCATGCCATATCACGATTAGATGCATCTTTTATGTGTATATTCTTTTTCACAGGTTCATACAGTTCACGTGCTTTACTTGGGTCTTTCCTTATCTGATGCATTGTCATGCCTGTAGCTGATGTTAGATACCTTGCACCAACTCTGTGTGCAGACTCCTCGTTACATAAGATGATACACTTAGCACCCTGATGGGCAAATCCATTTGGACTAGCAATCAATGATGCATGGAAAGATGTCTTACCTGTATTAGGTCTAGCACCTACCTCAATCAAGTGACCTGCATTGACACCCTCTACCTTTCTAGTTAGACAAGGTATGTTGAATGTCCATCTAGCTTCTAAATCATTTCTCTCAAGCAATGTTTCAATACTTATGTCATCCCACTCTACTTTTAGATTGGGAGTAAAATCATCAGCATATAACTCAAGAACATTTCTAAGAGGTTCAAGAGTGGATTTAGAACCATTAACATAGTCAAAGCCGAGATTAGCAATGTCTTCGCCAACAACTTGCTGAAACAGTTTAGATAATACTTCCTGTGCGACATCTGTTCCAAGTGGCAACTCCTTCTTTATTTGCTTAAACAAACTAGAATATGCTTGTTTCTGTGCAGTAGTCATTGATGGATTGTTAGACATAAACAATGCTTCAATCTCATCAGGTGTTACTGTTCTCTCATATCTGTCCATAGCTTTATCTATGGCACTCTTAATCTTCCTTACGTCTTTACTGAATAGTCTATCAGGACACTTAGCTCCTCTATGCTCCTGATAAAACTCTTTATCCATTAAACTTCTTATTAGTGATAATTCCATGTTGGTTACTCCTTTGGGGTTAGTTTAGTTAAATTATCAAAGTCTTCTTCTCTCCTGTATTTTAAATCATCTGTAACTCTTAGCACTTTTACATCATTCACATAACCTCTCAGTTCTTTTGCGAATGCTAGTGTCTTGGGTACTGCGTCAGGGTCTAGTGCTATTATAGCAGTTGAGAATCGTGATAGGTATCTCTTGTGTGATTCAGCTAATGACGTACCCAACACTGCTACCCCTGCATATACTGCATTGCCTACTGCGATAGCACTAACACAATCCTCAACAACTACTGCCACTTTACCACTACCATAAACAAAAGGCAAGTTATTTTTTCCATACCTTTTCCATTTAGGTAATCGTTTTCCTAGTGACCTACCTGTTGCATCAATCATTCTAGTGCCATGTACGACAGGGAATACAACCCTATCCTCTTTTACATCATAAAACAATTCAACTTCATTAGTATCAATGTTCCATTTCTTGCACCATGATAATACATTAGGTCTGTCATTGTGTTGTACAACATAATCAGGCAAACTAAAGTTACTTACATCATCATCTAGTACACTAGGGTCAATGGCATCTCTTATATCATCCACAGATAAGTGGATACGTGCTGAACCTGATATACTACAAGATATTTTATAACAGTTCCATAGTAACTTACCCATATTATTGGTAGCACTAAAAGTTTTATATCCATTACAATTAGGACAATTCATTCTTTTACTTTCACCAACACTTAACTGTAAATCACTTACATAATTATATATATTCATTTATAATATACCACTTATATGTTATATAGTTCTTTGTTCGGCACGTTATCTGTGCTTATATCATACT